CCGACGCATTGCGCTATCTGCACATCAAGATTACCGAAGATCCTCTGATATATGGGCTCGACAAGTGGGAGTCTACGGAGTATACATATGTTGTAGAAGGGCAGTTCGACTCGATGTTTCTTCCCAACGCTCTGGCTGTTGGTGGATCTGATCTCGCTAAGATGACCGAGATTGTTGATAAGCACAATACGGTATTTGTGTTTGACAACGAGCCTCGCAATCGCGAGAATATAAAGAAACTGAGAAAGCTCGTATCTGAGGGATATTCTGTTTGTGTCTGGCCGAGCCAGATTGAGCAGAAAGATGTAAATGATATGGTGATGGCTGGCATCGACGTGAAGAAGATCATTGATCTAAATACGGAACGTGGTCTGAGTGCGGAGCTGGCAATAAATGATTGGAGTAGATAATGAGAGCTGAGTATGTGGATCACATGGGATCTGATCTAACCGTTGTAAATGCTGCGCGGGTTTCGTTTGATAAACACGCTACGGAGTTCTCTGCCAGAGATGAAAAGCTCATCAAATACTTAGCTTCGCATAATCACTTCACTCCTTTCACGCACCCGCAAATCACCGTGCGTGAGACTGTGCCGATCTTTGTTGCGCGTCAGCGTTTCAAGCACACCGTTGGGTTCACCTACAACGAGGTGTCTCGGAGATATGTTTCCGACGATCCAGAGTTCTTCATTCCCGAGGAGTGGCGAGCTTCTGCTGAAAATGTCAAGCAGGGATCATCAAGTGATGCTGTAGAGGAGCCGTGGTTGACTGAAGCTGTTGAAGCACATCACGAAATGTCATTATCCCTATATAAGAAACTCATGGAATCGGGAGTTTGTAATGAGCAAGCCCGCATGGTTCTTCCACAGTCCATGTATACCTCATATTATGTGACAGGATCATTATCTGCGTGGGCTCGCGCATATATACTCCGCGCTGAAAAAACAGCACAGAAAGAAATCCAAGAGCTTGCTCATATATGGGCGAGCATTCTTGTTCCTCTATTCCCAGCAAGCTGGGCAGCCCTTACGGAAGGAAAGTAAATGTCAGTCGATCTACCTACGCTCTACCAGTCTTACATTCACCTTTCACGATACTCTCGTTGGCTTCCTGAAAAGAACCGTCGTGAAACTTGGGAGGAAACGGTAAAGCGTTATTTCGACTTCTTTGAATGGCATCTAGCTGAGAATACCACAGGAAAGCTATCAGCACAGACACGCAATGAGCTAGAACAAGCTGTATTGAATCTTGAGGTGATGCCTTCTATGCGTTGTCTGATGACAGCAGGTGACGCTTTGGCTCGTGAAAATATCGCAGGGTATAACTGCTCGTATGTGGCTATCGACAATCTTCGTGCGTTCGACGAAGTGTTGTATATTCTGATGAACGGCACAGGTGTTGGCTTCTCGGTTGAGGAGCATTATGTCCAACAGTTAGGTATTGTGAATGATGAGTTCAATCAAACCGATACCGTTATTGTTGTTCCCGATTCCAAGTTGGGATGGGCAAAGGCTCTTCGCGAGCTTCTTGCCATGCTCTATGCTGGGCAAGTTCCTCGATGGGATCTGTCTCGCCTGCGACCCGCTGGCGCGCCATTGAAGACATTTGGCGGCCGCGCATCTGGACCCGAGCCACTGGACACGCTTTTTAGGTTTTGCGTGAACACGCTAAAAGGTGCGGCTGGTCGCAGGTTAACCTCGCTCGAATGTCACGACATTGTATGCAAGATTGCAGAGTCGATCGTTGTCGGTGGTGTTCGTCGGTCTGCCTTGATCTCTCTATCCAATCTCTCCGATGAAAGAATGCGACATGCAAAGACTGGGCAGTGGTGGGATACAGAAGGGCAGCGAGCGTTGGCTAACAACTCTGCTGTGTATAATGAGAAGCCTGAGATGGGTATCTTCATGCAGGAGTGGTTGTCTCTCTACGAATCAAAGTCGGGAGAACGTGGTATATTCTCGCGTGCTGCTTCTATCAAGCAATCATTGAAGAATGGTAGACGAGATGCTGAGTGGGAATTTGGAACAAATCCTTGCTCCGAGATTATTCTTCGCCCTCGCGAGTTCTGTAATCTGAGTGAAGTTGTGGTTCGCGCAGATGATACTGAAGAGTCGCTGAAGCGAAAGGTTCGTCTTGCTACCATTCTCGGAACAATGCAATCAACGCTGACCAACTTCCGCTTCATTAGTGCAGCATGGAAGAAGAACTGCGAAGAGGAACGATTGCTTGGTGTTTCGATGACAGGCATCATGGATTGTAATCTTACTAACGGTAAGAAGGTTGGATTGGCGAATCGCCTTGAAGAGCTTCGCAATGAAGCAATCAAAACAAATGCAGAGTGGGCAAAGAACTTCGGTGTCAACCAGTCTGCTGCGATTACTTGCGTCAAGCCTTCGGGAACTGTATCGCAGCTCGTGGATGCAGCGAGTGGTATTCATGCACGTCACAGCGAATACTATATTCGTACCATTCGAGCAGATAAGAAAGATCCGCTTGCGCGTATGATGGTAGAGAAAGGATTTCCGGTTGAGGATGATGTGATGCAGCCGGATCATAACTATGTTTTCTCGTTTCCCATCAAGTGCCCAAAGAACGCAATCTTTCGAGAGGATCTGACTGCTATCGAGCAGCTTGAGTTGTGGCTGACATATCAACGACATTGGTGCGAACACAAGCCTTCTGTTACAATCTCAGTCAAGGAACACGAGTGGTTTGAAGTTGGAGCGTGGGTATACAAGCACTTCGATGAGATGAGTGGTGTATCATTCCTGCCATTCGTTGGGCACATTTATCAACAGGCTCCGTATCAAGATTGCGATAAGGAACGATATGAAAAAGTTTTGAAGCAGATGCCACAGAATGTAGACTGGGCTGATCTATCCGAGTATGAAGTATCTGATCAAACCACAGGAAGCCAAGAGCTTGCGTGTGCAGCAGGAGGATGCGAAGTATAATGGATGAATTGGATATTGACTGGGATGACATTGACCCAAGAATATGTCGAGCGTGCGAAGCGGAGTTCATCGTTATTTTAGCCGATGATCTTTTGGAAGCGGATCATGCGTTTTGCCCGTTCTGCTCAGAGCCAATGATGGATTAACCAATGTTAGTCGTAGGCATTGACTATTCTCTGACATCTCCTGCGATCTGTCTATATAATACAGACCATGAGTTCAAGTTTAGTAATACGAAGTGTCATTTTCTCGCAAGCAAGAAAATGCACGAAGCCTACAACGATGGCGTAATCATATCTGAAAACTACCCGAAACTCTGGACAACGGATGAGGGAAGATATAGTTCGATCGCATATTGGGCAGAACAGGTGATATTCAATGCGTTGGGTCTATCTTCAAACAATGAAATTTCTATCTTCATTGAAGGTTATGCTTTTGGTGCTTCTGGTAAAGTATTCCACATTGCTGAGAACACTGCCATACTGAAACATAAGCTATATAATGCTGGAGTCAGTTATGAAACTGTTGCTCCAACTGCGGTGAAGAAATTTGCAACAGGTAAAGGCAATTCCAATAAAGAGGCAATGTATGAAGCATTTATTGAAGAGACAGGAGAGGACTTGATGATGAAGCTATCTCCGAAAGCGGGTAAGATAAACTCTCCGGTATCTGACATTGTGGATGCTTACTATATCTGTAAATATGGAGTAGCATCCCTTAAGGGATGCGTAGCGTAGCTACTACCTTATTACTATATCTACTTTGGTTTCGGCCGACTACATCTCTATATATAAGACAAAGACACAAAAAACACTTGCCAATTTCATAGGCAATCAAAATGGCAAGCATACCATTTTTGACTTATTTCAAAATGATTGTTGACATGCTCCAATTGGGAGCTATAATATGGGACATGATGAAGAATAGAAATTTCAAATGCGTTATTGAATGGCAGCTCAACTCAGCCGAAGGTGAGCTTGAACAGGCAAATCAAAGTCTTTTTTGGGCAGAAGAAAATGCTGAAAAGAGAAAGGTAGAAAAGGCTGATGACGTGAATGTTATCGCTGGTATTAATCGTGTGAACTCAGCACAAGTTCGCCTTCAGCGAGCAAGAGAGTTAATGGCGGAGCATAAATGTGAAACGCACGCCATTTGCGCCATTTTGAATAAAAGTAAAAATGGTAGTTAGTTTTTCTGTGTAGTTTGACTACATAGTAATAAGAACAGAGCGGACGGTGCGACGGCGCCCCTTTGTTCTTTATGTAAATCTGTCGTATTTGAAAGGTAATATACTATGGCATTTCGTTCTACTTCTACCAACCGCAAGGTCGTTGACTATCTCGCTTCGGGGAAGACCCTGACCGCTGCACAGGCAAAGGCGCGCTTCGGCGTCGCTAATCTCCGCGCAACGATCTCCGACATTCGTTCGGTTGTCGAGGCTTACGGCAATCACGAGATTTTCTCGGAGACGACCGCTACGGGCAAGACTGCCTATGGAATGCGATCGTTCAACTAATCCTAGTTGATAATGCTATATTAGAAACTTCGGAGCTGCATCCGAGTCGGGTCTAATATAGTTTCGAGTCAGGGGGCTGCGGTCTGATCAGCCGTGGTCCCCTGACTCATATGGAGGGCACGATGAGCTTTGAGCTTAGTATCAAGAATGACCAAGAAGACAAGACACTTGTTCACCCCAACTCGAATGGCGGAACCGAGCAGCTTTATCGTGAGCTGAAAGCGCGTATCGACCCTGACCTCTTTGATAAGTTTAATATCATTCCTTCGCGTGTTCGCGAAGATATGTTTGATGATCGCCCTACTATTCTCTGGCTTCACGATCTTCCTGAAGATCCAGAGTCAGCCATGCTGGCTAATGCAGAATACCGAAAGAAGTTCGACAAGATCGTCTTCGTTTCTAACTGGCAGCGCGACGCATACAATCGAGTGCTTGGCGTTCCGCTTGATGAAGGCATTGTCATCAAGAACGCAATCGAGCCTATTATGGATGCGCGCCCCGACCCGATTCCAGATCAGCCGATTCGTCTAACATACTTCTCCACTCCTCATCGTGGTCTTTCCTTGTTGTATCCTGCGCTCCATGTGCTGCGGCAGCATCGTCAGGACTTTACCGTTGACATCTATTCTTCATTCGAGCTTTACGGATGGAAGGATAATGATGCTGCGTTTCAGGAGTTGTTTGATAAGCTGAGTGGCATTGACGGTGTGAAGCTCCACGGGACCGTGATGAACGCGAAGCTCCGTAATGAGCTTATCCACACCGACATTCTCGCATATCCCTCCATCTATCAAGAGACGAGCTGTCGCGTTCTGATCGAGTCGATGTGTGCTGGTTTGCTTCCGGTCATTCCGAACTACGCTGCACTTACCGAAACAGCTTGCGATTTCGCATTCATGTATGAGTGGAGTTCTAATCCGCAGAAGCATGTTGAACTATTCACGAGTGTTCTGAATCACGCGATGGATTGTTTTCGTCTGCCATTTTACCAGAATGTCTTGAAAATGCAGCGAAGCTACTATCAGTATTTCTATGGTTGGGATCTTCGTGCTGCACAATGGACTGCAATGCTTACAAAGATGTTGGAGAATAAGTAATGGCTCATATTCTATGTAAATTTCCCACTCGAACTAGACCAAATGAATTTGATGATAGTTTACGATCATTTGTTCAATATCAATCAGATGACGTAAAGGTAACGTATCTCATTTCATGTGACGATGATGACGACACAATGAAAGACTATGTGAAGTCAGAGGGCAAGTTTCTTGAAAAAATTGGAGCAAATGTAATTTTTGCCGAACGAGCTGGAAAGATTGGCTCCATCAATCGAGATATGGAGTATGCTCCTAGTGACTATGACATTATAATGCAGCCAGCTGATGATTTCACTTGTCGTGTTGCGGGATGGAACACTCGAATCGTTGAGGAACTTTCCACTTTCGATAACTATGATGGTGTCATATGGTTCTTTGATGGGTATCAGCCGAACATTGACACACTCTCGATCATGGGTCGAAAGTATTATGAACGATTCAACTACATATATCATCCCGAGTATCGTATTCTTTGGGCAGATGTAGAATTTACTGAAGTTGCTGACCGACTAGATCGTCTTATTTTTTCTGAAGATGTTTTATTTGTTCACGAGCATCCAGATTGGACTCATGCACAAGGATGGGATGGTAGAAGAAATGGGTATGATCAACTGAATCTTGATAATGATAAAGATGATGATCGTATCCATGATGAAAAACTTTTTTATGAAAGAAGATCAAATAATTTTGGGCTAGAACTATGAAGATTCATACGAATACACAAATCAAAAATGAAGAAATATTACTAGAGCATGTGCTTCCATTTTGGCAAGAATATGATGTAGACGAATTTGTTTTTGTTGATGATGGATCTACGGATAGCACCGTTGAAGTAATTAAAGATTTTTTGGGAGACGAGGCCACAATTCTGAGAAGAGATGATGATTTTCATCACGAAGGTTTATGTCGATCTACGCTGTTAGAATACAGTAGAGAATCTGGTGCTGATATTGTTATTTCAATAGACTCGGATGAACTATTATCGCGTTCGTTCGTCGATAAGTTTGATTGGATTATGGATAATGCACTTAATTATCAACTCTATGTGTATCAGTATAATGTTGTAGGGTCTTTAAGTAAAATTAGACAAGATCCTGCGTATGTCAATAACTACAGGGATTTTATTTTTCCCGTTCAACACACGGGAAAATTTGATTTAACAAAAAGAGAATTTCACGATCCTAGAACTCCTCCTATAGACCTGCCTTCAGTTGCTATTCAGGATGTTGGCTTTATTCATCTTCAAGCTATTAATCTAAAATACTATGCTCTAAAGAGTTTATGGTATAAAGTTCTTGAATATAAAGAATATGGAAAGACACCAGAACAAATTAATTCTTATTATGATCCCGTTATGAATAATTTGAATTTCTGTGAAGTTGATACGCCATCTCATGCTATTGGTGATTGGGCATTTGATCCATCTGTTTATGATAAAATTTTAGAGCAGAGAAATTATTTGGAATATATTCACAAATATGGCACTCCTGAATTATATACCTTTGGTCAAGAGTATTTGTAATGCCTAAAATCTTAATGACAGGTGGTATGGGATTTATTGGTTCTCATTGTGTCGAGAAATGGAAATTGATTGGTTGGGATGTTTGTATTATAGATAATATGTCTACGAATGCTATTCCATTGAATCATTCTATTTTAGATGGAGTGGAAATTATTCAGAATGATATTTTGAAAACGGATTATAAAACACTACCAAGAGTTGATCTTGTCCTTCATCTTGCATCTCCCGTTGGGCCTGTCGGGGTTCTCAAACATTCTGGTAATATGGCAAGAATTATTCTTGATGATATTTACTGGGCGATCAATACGGCAAAGCATAATAATTGCCCTTTGATATTTGTCTCTACATCTGAAATATATGGTCATCGAGAAGAAAAATCATACCTTGAGGAAGAGAGCGATAAAATTCTTCATGGTGAGTTTACGGTTAGAAATGAGTATGCGATCGCTAAACTTTTGTCTGAAATTGTCCTAACTAATCAAGCAAAGATTGATTCAGATTTCAGGTATCAAATTATCAGACCATTTAATGTTACTGGTAAATATCAGCTTCCTGATGGTGGATTTGTTCTTCCTAGATTCGTCACTCAAGCATTGAGTGGAGAGGACATTACAGTTTATTATGATGGGTTTCAACTGAGAGCTTTCACTTGGGTTAAAGATATTGTTAATGGGATTTATTTGACATCCATTGCCGATAATAAAAATTGGAACGAAGAATGGAACATAGGTAATGAACAAAACGAAAGAAGTATTCTTTATCTTGCAGAAAAGGTAAAAGAAATTACTAAAACGAAATCTAATATAATTAATGTTGATCCAATTCAACTTCATGGTCCTTTGTTTGCAGAAGCACCAGAGAAAATTCCTAATAGTGAAAAAATTAAAAAGACACTCGGATGGGAAGCAACAAAGGGAGTAGATGAGGTTATTTTGGAAGTAGTTGAGTATTATAAAAATGGTGTTTGTGTATAAATGAGGAGATGTTGTTTGATGTCGTGGAATTTAATGACCGATAACGCAATATCAGAGAATGATCGAAGTGTATTGAGTAACTTCGTTTTGAACTCGGGAAAACTCACGCAGGGTCCAGTTGTCAAGGAATTTGAAAGGCGTTGGTCGGAATGGCTTGGATGCAAGTATTCTGTATTTGTCAATTCAGGTTCCTCTGCCAATCTATTGATTGCCAGAGCTTTGGCTGAAGAGAATCAGACTTGGGTTTGTCAAGCCTCGACATGGATTACAAATGTATCTCCTGTCATTCAAAATAATCTAAAATTGATTTTGTGTGACATTGATCTTCACAACTTCGGTCCAAAGCTGGAGTATCTTGAAGACATTTTTCAGAAGAATGAAAACTGCGTATTATTTCTAACTCATTTCATTGGTATTCCTGCTATCACCAAGGAGCTTCTGGCTTTATGTGAAAAATATAATGTTACGTTAGTTGAAGATTGCTGTGAGTCACATGGAGCAACTTATCAGAATGTTCGAGTTGGAAACTTTGGAGTAGCGTCATCATTCTCTTTTTACTATGGTCATCATATGACGACCATAGAGGGTGGTATGGTCTGCACGAATGATGAAGAATTGTATAATCAATTTTTACTTCTTCGATCACACGGAATGCTTCGGGAGTTACCTTCAGAAGTTCAGAGTAGACCTGAATATCATTTTGAAGAGTGTGATCCAAGATTTACATTTATTAGAGACGCATATAATGTGAGAAGCAGCGATCTTAATGCAAAGTTAGGTTTGGAGCAACTTCCCAGACTCGATTCCATTATTGAAAGTCGAAACGAAAATTATAGAGCATTTTATGGTCGCCTAGATAATAGTAAGTATCATTTTGATTTTGCAGTTGATGAGCCTTATGGATTGAGTTCTTTTTGTTTACCAATTATTCCGAAAAATGGAAACTTGCAAGATGTCAAATCTTTGTTGGATAGATTGAACGTCGAAAGTAGACCATTCATCGGTGGCAACTTGAGCAGACATCCTATTTTCCAAATAAATCAATGCAATAAAACTGATCTAAAAAATGTAGAATATCTAAACTATAATTGTGTTTATGTTGGAAATCATCAGGATGTTAATGTTGATATGGTTACTGATTTAGCCGACTCGTTGAATTGTTTTTGATCGTATGGAGCTTTTATGAATAATCAAAAAAGAGCTTTGGTTTGTGGTGCAGCCGGATTTATTGGAGCGCATCTTGTCAAGAAGCTCAAGCGTGAGGGTTATTGGGTTCGTGGTGTAGATACCCATTACCCAAGGCATAGCAATACACATGCTGACGAGTTTTTGGTTGGAAGTTTAGTTGACTCCAAAGTATGTGATGTTGTTTTAGATGATTCCTTTGACGAGGTGTATCAATTAGCTGCTGATATGGGTGGTGTGGGTTTCATAAGCTCGGCTGAAGTTGCGATTATGACCAATAGTGCTTTGATAAACATCAACATGATTAAAGCTGCGGTTGAAAAGGGAATTAAGAAATACTTTTTCTCTTCATCGGCTTGTGTGTATCCCGACAAAGAGATTGGATCTGAAGCTGTTTCTGAGGAGGATGTGTATCCAGCAAATCCAGATAATGAGTATGGGTGGGAAAAATTATTTTCTGAAAGGACTGCGTTAGCGGTAGCAAGAAACACGGATCTTGAAGTTCGCATCGCTCGTTTCCAAAATTGCTTTGGACCGGAAACTACATGGAAAGGTGGTAGAGAAAAAGCTCCTGCTGCTTTGTGCAGAAAGATTGCAATGCTTCCGAGTCGAGGAGGAGAAATTGAAGTTTGGGGAAGCGGTGAAGCTGAACGGAACTTTGTTTATGTGGATGATTTGTGTGATGCCATATATATACTGATGCAATCAGATTATGGGCAACCCGTAAACATTGGAACCAATGAGTTGATTACAGTCAATGATCTGGTTGACATTATTGCAGAAGTTTCCGGTAAGACAGTTCAAAAGAAGCACATTGATGGTCCCGTTGGTGTTGTTGGTAGACACAATACGACCGATAAAATTGTATCTTTAGGTTGGGTGCCTAAGTATGATATAAAAACGGGGATGGAAATTACTTATAAATGGATTGAAGAACAGGTCAAACAAGACGAAGTTTGGATAAATTTACATGGAAAGTAAATGAGGTAATTTGGTGAAGTTTTTGATTGCTCCTCTGTGTTCTGATTTGACCAGACCGTTAGAGGTTACGCGATGTGTGAATAGTATTCGCGACCAAGAAGAGCATCCATTTGAGTGGGATGTGAAGGTCGTTTGTAATACAAATGATGACGCTTATCATAAAACGATTGATGATATAATATCAGAGCATGAAGTCATTCGCACAGAAAGCAATGGCGGAAATGGAATGGGGCACAATAGCGTTCTTCAGTTGTTTCGCGATCGTTACCGTGATGAAGGATACACACATCTGATTATGATCGACGCAGACGATTTGTTGTATCCTTGCGCGTTCGAGGTAATCAGCGACATTCTGATGCTTGCTCCCGAAACAGATTATTGTGGAGTCGGATCAAACGCAGACAGCGTGCGTCGGGGGCCGAGCGGAAATCCGAATGGAAGTATAGAACTGATCCCCGGAATACATCTACATAGCAACTTCAACTGGAAATACCCTGTTCCGACGTATCCCATTTATGCGGGGATCGAAAACGGGTGCCCCGGTGGAGAAGTAACTCTGTTCGTATCCGCAAACGCTGTTGAGCGCGATCTTCATCATCTCGAATATCCCATGATACCTGATGACTTTACCCACATGCTCTGGGGCATCAAGCATCATCTTTTGGGTAATCTTCAGTATGTCAGCACAGACACGACTGATATATACGTTTATGACAAGACGAATTCCGTAGGAACAACAAATCAACCGGAGTTCAAGTTTGACCCAAAACAATGGCCAGCAGAAGCGGTAGATTATGTCCGAGATAACTTCAGCGACATTGTAGGGGTAACCAGAGCGCATTTGCCATTTCTAACATTGCCGCCAGTATTGTTCCCCGGTGAAAAGTGTGATTTCGTTCGCGACCAGTTACTTTTCTTCGACGAGTGACTTGACAGTCCTCATTCGGGGATTATCTTATAGTCAAATCACGAGAAGGAGTGTCCCTTGGCACGCAAAAAGATTACCGCTCCGGTCATCGACGATTGGAGCAATCTTACCGAAGTCGATCGCGCAGAAGCGATCAAGAACCATCCCCGTTGGTATCAAGAAAACATTGCCACTCCTAAACTTCGGCAATCATTCTTTGACTTTGCCAAAGCCAATCTGAGTGAAGATGACTTTACTCTCGTGCGAGCAGGTACTCCGTTCATCACAGACTTGGATGGTGCGCTCGCGCGTTGCATTGAAGATGGCTATGATCACGGGCCTTATGTTCGGCGACTGCTGACCAAGCGCATTCCCCAGATCATTTCTCTCGTTCAAGAAAAGCAGAAGGAAAAAGCTGAGCTTGATGAGATCCTTGGGCGTATTCCGTCGAACATCACGGTCAAGACTCTGAGCATTCAGGAACGCATCGCTGACCAGACGCGATTCATCATTGGGCACCTTGAAGCAGAGATTGACACCTTTCTAGCCGACAAATGTAAAAAGAGCAAGCTCGATGCCAAGAAGTTTCTCGTTCACCATGATGTCAAAGTGCCTCAGGCTAAACTGATTATTGAGTTCCTTGATACCAATCTAGCTGAGATCAAGGAGTTGCTGGAACGCAAGGATGATCAGCTTACCGAGGCATATTCACATCTTACCAAATCGCAGCAGAAGAAGTTTTATGACTTCCTTTATTCTCTGAAGTATGCTACACTACAGAGGATTGATTCAGTCAAACAAACGCGCAAGCCGCGCAAGCGAAAGGCAAAGACTCCGCAGCAGCTTGTGGCTAACTTGAGGTATCTCGACAAGAGTGAAGATGGCAAGCTGACTTCGATTGATCCTGCGAACATTGTTGGAGCGACGCAGTTGTGGGTATATGATACCAAGACTCGTTTCCTGTTCCACTATCAGGCTCATATCGGATTATCTGTCAAGGGATCAACACTTCAGGATTTTGATCCTGATGTATCTACCAGCAAGAAGGTGCGCGAGCAGTATACTGATGGTATTATCGCTGACGTTCTGTCTGGCGGAAAGGTCAAGCTGCGACGTATCATGCCGAACATTAACGCAAAGGATAAAGAAGTGACCGGTCGAATCAACAAAAATCAAATAATCCTGAGGGCAATCAAGTGACAATAAGAGATCGTGTAGCAAAACTTGTGCGTGAAGCATACGACTTGGGAACTGAAAGTCAGCGGCTTCAAACAAATGAAGATCCTAGAATCTCGATTATGATACTCGTAGACGAGATCATGCGGTTTTGCGATTGTACCTGCACATGCTCGGTGGAATCGTATCATTGCCCGGTTCATTGGGAGGAATAAATGACCAACATAGTTTGGTTGGGTATTGTGTTTCTTCCAGTATTGTTCTGGATCGCGATCAGCCTATCAATAATCGCAAACAATTTAACTGATCTAAAACGAATAGCAAAGAGACGACGATGAACATTTTCTATCTCGATTCCGACCCATACGTTGCCGCTCAAATGAGTTGTGACAAGCATGTGGTCAAGATGATTCTCGAAAGCGCGCAGATGCTCTGTACGGCTCATCGGGAATTGGATGATGACGATGTACCTAAAAACTTTTATAAGAAAGCACACCTGAATCATCCAAGCACAATCTGGACACGATCTGCTTCGGCAAATTACTCTTGGCTATACGATCATTTTCTTGGTCTATGCGACGAGTATACTCATCGCTATGGTAAGGTTCATATGTCCGATTTAAAGTTGCGCGACGCTCTTGGTTGGTTTCCGCGCAACATTAAGACGGGCAAGTTTACTGAACCTCCTCAATGTATGCCCGATCAATACAAGGTAGAGGGTGACTCGATCGCTGCCTACCGTAACTATTACAAAGGCGACAAGGCTCGTTTCGCAGAGTGGAATAAGTCTCGCCCTGCTCCTAACTGGTGGTAAAATGATTCTCGTAGATATGTCTCAAATCCAAATCGCCAACCTAATGGCTGGTATCAACTCGTGGATGAAAGGAATGAATGTCGATGAAAACATTCTTCGACACATGATCCTCAATTCTTTGCGTAGCTATCGCGATCAGTTTGAAGGTGATTATGGAGAACTGGTTCTGTGCTACGATAGCCACTCGTGGCGTAAAGAACGCTTTCCGTTCTACAAGGCTGCTCGCAAGAAGGCTCGCGCTGCAAGTGGGCTCGATTGGAATGAGGTGTTTGAAGCATTTGGCAAGATCGAGAAAGAGCTGCGGGAGAACTTCCCCTATGCTACTCTTCGTGTCAATCGCGCAGAAGCAGACGACATTATCGGTGCAATCGTGATTGACAAGTGCCAGATCGTCGGTGGCGAGAAGGTGCTGATTATCTCTGGCGACAAAGACTTCATTCAGCTTCATAATCGAGGTGACGTGACACAATGGTCGCCCACGCTTAAGAAGTTTGTGAAGCACGATGCTCCGGCTCGCTATCTGGCAGAACACATCTGCCGTGGTGATTCTGGTGATGGGATTCCCAATATTCTTTCTGATGACGATACGTTCGTTGTAGCTTCAAAGCGACAGAAGCAGCTTCGCGCGAAAGCTCTGGAGGAGTTGATTACAATCGGTATTGTTGAATATGATTACTCGAACAGCGACCCGAAGCTCATCAACGAAACGACTATTCGCAACTGGGCTCGAAACGAGGAACTGATCGACATCAACCGAATGCCGGAAGAGATCAGAGCTGAAATCCTAAATACATATAACATTGAAAGTGAAGCTGCGGAAAAGCGTGGAAGGAAGAACCTTTACACTTATTTCGTGGAGCATCGTCTGATCAATCTGTTGGATGAGATCAGCGCATTTTAGGAGAGTATGGTGCCGAATTTTAGTGAGAGTCTTCCCGAACTATTCGAGAAGATCAATAAAGAAGATGACGAAGCAAAGAAGATTGCCTTGCTAACTGGATATAAAGTTCAGCAAACACTACAGACACTTCTGCAATCTGCCTATGGTCCGTTTACTTGGGCTTTACCGCAG